TGGTGTTTAAAGGAGATAATGTAGAGATAGTATCTATTTCCAGTAGGCATCATACCCCTAATCCAAAAGACCAAAAATGGATAGTATTAAAGGGTGAAATATATGCAAAGAGATTATTTGGTCAGGATATTGTTATGTGTTTTGATTATCAAGGTCATTATAAGATAATATATAAACCTTTGCCAAATAATAAGGTAATGGAACGGAGTAAGAATACTGATAGATGGAATGAAAGAAGGAATTTAAATTAATGGAAGAACATGTAATTATTGAAGGCGTAAATAATGCTATTGAGGCGTTAGATATATTGAAGCGACAAGCTTATACCTTAAAACAACAGAATGATGAAGCAAAGATTGCCTTGGATAACAAAAGAAAAGCATTGATAGATGTTGAGGTTAATTATTTAAGAAGGACTAAGGAAAAACTAAAAAATGATATTTCAAGGCTTCGTAGGGTATTAGCACAATTAAAAAGACGTTATATTAGTAATATTGAATATGTTGTAGATAATTCTGAATTGAAAAGTTCTATATTTAAAGAGGCAAGAAAGGAAGATTATATGGATATCCAAGACCAATTTGAGTATATGGCAGATAATTGGCAGACATATGGTAATTAATAATGGTATTAATGCAAGTATCGCTGAATACTATAAAAAGAGATATTTGTCCGTATCTATTCCTTGCGTATATTTATGGCTCAACGAAAGAAAGAAAACTTGTATGGAACTATATGAAGATTGAACGTAGAAGAGAAATAACAATAAGAAAGGAACATAAGAATGACAAAGACTTTAGAAAATACTCAAACAAAGAAATCTATTAACGCCAATGGAATGATGAGAATTAATAAAAGCACTAATGAATTGGAATTTGAAAATCACGAAACAAAAAGGAAGCTAAAAGCTACTATGTCCTATGGTTTACTCGAAGAAATAGAAAATATGTTTAAGTTTGTTGAAAAAAATAATAGAGGGTTTGCTAAAGGAAAAATTCAAATCCTCTTTTATTAAATTATGTAAACCCTTATTATTTTATTATAATTTAAACAAAAATTACACCTTTTTAATAGCCACATACAAAAGTCATAGTATAATTAAAATAGAGAAAGATAATTTATATGGCTTATAAAAAGTCTATTGATAAAGAACAGCAAATAACTAATCGAAGTGAGTTTATTAAAGCTTTAAGAGCAAAGGGATTAGTTAATAAAGCAATAGAAGTATTGGCATTAGAATTAGAGAATCCAAGGAATAGACAATGGGCGGCTGAATTTATTCTTGAGCAGAGTTTTGGTAAAGCCAGTCAAGCATACGATAACGGAATTCCTACAATGCAATTAGTATGGGATAAAAAAGATGAAAAGTAATATTAAATGGTGTAATGATTTTAATGAAGAAGGTAAACAAGTATCGGTGTTTACCGACTTCATTAAGATTATTATGCACCGATACACGAGCGATAGGTGGCTCTCGTGAAAAACTGCGACCTAAAACAGTTATATTAGTCCCGAAATGTCTACACCTTGACAACGGGCGACCTGATAGCGAAAGCTAATAACTGAACTTTATAGACTCTTAAGCGAAACAGGCGTTTTAAGATGTTTATGTAATTGGGATTATTAGCTTGTAATACACCGATAGATTATATCAGGGAAGAAAAAGGTGTATTTATAAAGGAGAAAACAAATTCCAACGGCGACTAAAAGAAAAGCCACTATACCCTCAATTCAATTAAACACCGAAAGTGTTGATAATAAAATCTCCATTAAACAACTTCTAAATTATACCACAAGACAAGATGAAGCATCTAAAATAAGCGGAATACATAAATATACGCTGTTTGGAGGAGCAAAAGGCGGAGCGAAGTCAAGATGGCTTCGATGGGAATGTGTCAGATTTCTGTTAAAAATGGCAATTGAAAGAGGTATTCATAATGTAAGAGTTATGTTAGCCTGTGAGGACTATCCATCATTAAAGGACAGGCAAGTGACAAAGATTGACAAAGAGTTTCCAATCTGGCTTGGAGAATTATCAGGAAATCAGATAGAAGGCTTGTCTTATCGCATTAAAGCGCAATATGGAGGAGGCATAATAGCTTTAAGAAACTTGGATGACCCGAAAAAGTATAATTCGTCAGAGTTTGCACTTATAGCAGTAGATGAATTAACGCAGAATCCATTTAGCACATTTGAGCAGTTAAGAAGCTGTTTAAGGTATCCTGGTATAGACGATGTAAAGTTTATAGCTGGAACAAATCCTGGCGGGATAGGCCATGTATGGGTAAAGAGATATTTTATCGACAAATGTTTTCCTGCAGAAGAAAAGGAGCCGGGACAGTTTGCATTTGTAAGGTCTTTGCCAACTGATAATCCTTATAACTCTCCGCAATATATAGAGCAGTTAAATAGTATAACAGACCCTAAATTGCGTAAAGCATATATCTATGGAGATTGGGATATATTTGAAGGTCAAGCATTTAGTGAATGGAATAGGAATGTGCATGTTTGCAAGCCTTTCTTTCTTCCTTATGATTGGGCAAGAAGCTTAACAATAGATTATGGTTGGACAGCTCCGAGTGCTGTATATTGGAGAGCAAGTAATGGAGATGGGCAAAGATTCTACTATAAAGAGTTATACAAGACAAATTTAACGCCTACTCAATTAGGAGAAGCAATAGCTGATATGATGGACATAAAAGAAATGGAAGCATTTATGAGTAATGGCATATTCACAGGCGACCCTTCAATGTGGGCAACTAAAGCAGGGGAAGAGCCGATTGCGAACATGATACTTAAAGCATTAGAAAGCAAAGGGTTATCATTTGGTAGGCATCAAATAATACCTGCGGCAAATGATAGAGTAACGAAAGTAGCTAAATTTAGAGAAGGGCTTTCTATATACGAGAATTACGATAAACAACCCACAGCCAAAATTATATTCTTTGAAAATTGTAAAGAAGCAATAAGAACAATACCAGAAATGCAATATAGCTTAAAGAATCCTGAAGATGTTGATACAACAGGCGAAGACCATGCGTTCGATAGTGTTGCATATGATTTAATGACAGATATAAAGGCAAAGATAGACATTAAAGAGCTTATTAGAATAAATCAAGGCGCAAAAACTTTAACAGCGGCAGGAGATAACTGGTAATGAAAACAAAATCCAACTCAAGGAAAAGAACATCAAAGCCATTTGCTCAAGGAGATATTGCATTAAATCCAGAAGTATATTTCACAGATACATTATCTGTTATGAAATCATCGTTATATCAGAAGTCTCAATTATTACCATATAACCCTGATGATTTAGTTCAGAAGTTCGGCGCAAGCGGACAAGGATTAGATAAATATGAAAAGATGTTAAGAGATGATGCAGTAAAAGCTGCTCTTATAACAAAGAAGTCCGCAATTATAGCATCCGGTTGGTCAATACAGGCAGGAGAAGAAACGCCTGAGGCAATTGATATAGCAAAGTGGGTAGAAATAAACTTCAGAGATAAGTTTGAGGGTAGCTTTGATGCTTCACTTTATGAAATACTTGACGCATTTGATTATGGATTTACTGTTACGGAAAAGGTGTATGAAATAATAGACGGCTCGATGATATTAAAATTCTTAAAGACAAGACCTTCTCAATCATTTGAATTCCATCAGGACGATAAAGGGTATTTATTGCCAGACGGAGTAAAACAATGGACAAGGAATAGCCTTATATCTATACCAACAGAGAAGATAATTATTTATTCATACGATAAGAAGCGTGATAACTATTATGGTAATAGCGATTTAAGTGCGGCATATCGTGCATGGTTCAGCAAGGATTTTACTATTAAGATGATGAATATAGCAATCGAGCGAATGGGTAATCCTTTAATAGTTATGAAATATCCGAAAAACGCTTCTCCTGAAGAACGAACAGATATGCAGTCAATAATAAACAATATTTCCGCAAAGACCTCTGTATTGTTTCCACAAGAAGCTGATATAGAAATAATTCAAGCACAGTCCAATATGGACTTATTCCAAAAGGCAATAGACATATACAATCTATCAATAATGAAAGCGATACTATTGCCGGAGAAGATGGGATTCGGCGGAGATACTGGCGGCAGTTATGCGCTCGGCAAGGTTCAGCAAGATACTTATCTCTGGATTCTTACAAAAATAAGGAATGAAATAGAAATACTTATAAATGAATGTCTAATAAGGCAGTTAGTAGATTATAACTTTGGTGAACAGGAAAAATATCCGAAGTTTGTATTTAAGCCATTATCGGAGGAAAATAAAGACGAGAAAGCAAAAATAGTTATAGATGCGCTTGCAAGGGGTGGTGTATTAAACGACTTAGAAACTGAAAACTATTTAAGAGGCTTATTAGGATTACCTGAAAAAGAGGAGGAAGAAGAAAATGACGAAGATACAAGCATTAGCGATAATGAGCAAAGTAAGAAACAAAAATCTAAGCCTAACAATAAATCTACCAAAGATAATGACGGTGGCGATGAAGATGGCGATGAGAAAAATATGCAACTTAAAAGAGAGTTCAAATTAAGAAGAAAGCTAAATGATTATGAATACAAGGTAGACTTTGAGAAGATTAACAAAGACCTTGAGGATAATACTGCTGAATCGATAGAATCTTTACAGGATATACTTGTAAAGATGCGTGATGATTATACAAATCAGATATTACGCAAGAAAATACTTGAGAATAAAGATATAAGCCTTGCAAAAACGCTCGAATTCAAATACATCAGAGATTATGCTTTAGAATGCGAGGCGTTTTTAAGGAAAGCATTTAATCAGGGTAGAGGAACAGCTAAAGATACTTACAAGAAGGCAAAGAAGACATTTGCAAAGCCTACTACTAACATAGGTCTTGTAAAAAGCAAGGCATTAATGTATATCAAGGAGAAAGCAAAGCTATTAACAGGGGAAATATCGGATAAACTTCAAAACAAAGTGCGAGCAATAGTCGCAGATGGAGTCTTAAATGGCGACCCTATAAACATAGTAGCTGAAAGGGTAGATGAGGCATTTGCAAAGTATGTCGCAAAGACAGGAAGCGAGGGATACGACTATGATGGTGGTAGCTTATATACACCGGTTAATACAGAGATTGCAAGAGCTTATAGTGCTGGTATGTCAGAATTTAACCGAGACCTCGAGGCAAGCGGAGAGATTGTGGCATACGAATGGTCCTCAGTAATAGATATGATAACGACCGAAGGATGCAGAGAGCTTGATGGAATTATTTATGAAGTTACGAATGATGTATGGAACAAACTGCATCAACCAAGGCATTGGAATTGCAGGTCATTGATGGTTCCGATATTCAGAGATGAAGAATATATAGCTGATGCAGATATAGGTATATATGACGAATTTTGATTTTAATAAATAGAGATTGGAATATAAGGGTTATACATTTGAGGATAAAAATGATAGGAGGTGTGAAGATGCCATATAGTTCAAATGATGAATTACCGAAAAGTGTAAAGGTATTACCATCAGCGGCCCAAACAGTATGGAGAAATGTAATGAATGATGAATTAAAAAAAGGGACTTCCGAAGAAAGTGCAATAAAAATAGCATGGACTGCAGTAAAAAATGGGTGGGAAAAAAATGATAAAGGAGAATGGGTAAAGAAAATGAAAAAAGAATTATTTCAATTTAAGAGTGTAGAAGATTGCCCAAACGGAATAAAAAATTTATCGAAAGAGGCACAAAAGCAATGGATGGAGATAGCAAATGCTTTACTAAAAGCTGGAGATAATAAACAATACGCATGTTCAAGAGCATGGTTAAGTATACAGGAAGGATGGACAAAGAACGATGAAGGAGAATGGGGACCAAACGTGCCAAACATAGTTACTCCGCAAGATATACCCATGTTTAGTAAAGAATTATCTCTTGAAGATGCTACGAAGGAATTAAAAGGCGTTCAGGTATTTGAAACAGGAACATGGAATGGCGGTAAATATACAGAAAAAGACCTTGAAGAAATGGTAAACAATTTTGGAGTTGTTGATGCTCCATTAAAGATAGGTCATGATGCAAAACAGAAAATTGCCGGACAACCTGCTGTAGGATGGATAACGAAGCTATATAAAAAGGGCAAGAAGTTATATGCAGACATAAAGGGAATACCGAAGACTGTATATGAGTTAATTAAAAAAGGTGCTTATAAGAAACGCTCTGCTGAATTGTATTACAATGTGGTCGACAGCATGGGCAATAAACTGAATAATGTATTTGGCGGTTTAGCTTTGCTCGGAGCAGAACTTCCGGCAATAAATACATTGGCAGATGTGGTAGCTTTATACGGTTACGAAACAGACGACAAGAATAAACGGATAGTAATATTTGAAATACAAGGAGGGACGGACATGGGAGAAATAAAGGACGAAACAAAGGTCGAAGAAACAGAGGTAAAGGATGAAGTTAAAGAGGAAAATATGGCTGCTGATGATAAGCCTGTTGAAGAAGTTAAGTCCGATGAAAAGCCTGCTGATGAGGTTAAAACAGAAGGCGATACAGAAACTGTCGTGGAAGAGAATGATAAGGCTGCAGATGAATCGGGCAAAGTCGATGATGTAGTAAAGGAAAATCTTTCATTAAAGGCAGAACTTGCAAAGGTAAATGCCGAAAAGGAAGAAACTGAACTGAAAGCATTTATGAAGAAGATAGAGAGAAAAATACCGCCGGTAATAGCTCCGATGGTATTTGAATTACTAAAGAAATCTGACAATGCAGTAAAAATTGAATTTGCACTTAAAGATAAGAAGGTTGAAGAAACCAATAGAGGGTTTATAATGCAGATGTTCAGCGCCATGCCGGAAATGGCTATATTAAAAGGCGTTACGGAAAAGGTAGAAGAGAACGTAACTAAACAGCACAAAGCGGTAATGGAAGCTAATAAGATAGTGACAAGTGACGGGATAACTTTTAAGGATGCCCTGCTGAAGGTTTATCAGCAGAATCCGGACTTGATAGAACAAGCAAAAACTGTTACCAACTAACCGCAGAATAACAGCGGAGGTGACAGGAGATGTTTGAGGTTCAAATAACAAAAGAAAGGGGCGATTAAAATGGCAACGAGTTCAGGAGGCGGAATAGGTAATACGGTTTCATTTAAAGCCGCTGGTGACCTATCAACAAAGCAGTATTGCGGAGTTTATCTTACTGCGGCTAATACAGTAGGGACTGCAAGTGTAGATACGAATACGCCTATAATAGGTATATTGCAGAATAAACCGAAGGCGGCAGGTTCTCCTGCAGATGTTCTTATGATTAACAACTGCGTAAGCAAGATTGTTACCAGCGGGACGATTGCGGCAGGAGCGAAATGTATTTGCGGAACAGATGCAAGATTCAGAGCGGCATTATCGGCAGATGCAGTAACAACAGTTCAGGCATTGATAGCGGTCGAAGCTTCAACAACGGCAGCAAGTGCAGGTGGCGGTGACATAATCACAGCCATATCAGCACCTGCAGTTGGAACAACTTCATAAGGGAGGTGGATTACAATGTCGAGATTTGAAACAATAAGATTTTTCAGTAA